GTCAAGTAATTGTAGATAGGATGAAAAAACTTGACCCTTCATTGGTTATCAAAAAGAACGGAGTAGCTTTGTAATAATTAGAGAATATTAAGAAATATGGCAAACGAACATAATTTAATACCAGCACAAAAGGGAGAGGTAAGAAACCCAAACGGAAGGGGTAAAGGTGTACCTAATAGCAAGACAAGACTTTTACGTTTATTGGAGTTGGTTACTAAGGTACGCAACCCAGTAACAGGCGAAGATGAGGAGTTTACAATAGCCGAACAATTAGATATGCAAATCATAGCAAAAGCGAGAAAAGGCGATTTAAAGGCTTACGAAATCCTTTTAGATAGATTAGAGGGAAGACCTAAACAAACAACCGACATCACCGCTGACATTAAGGGTAATGTGCAAATCACAATAGAACCAGATGCAGATTGTCAACCAATTAAAGATTAAGGCAACTCCTGTCTTTTATGCTAATAAAAAGGCATACGAAGATGGTTATCCTGTAATATGCAATGAAGGTGGGTCAAGGTCAAGCAAAAGTTATTCAGTTGTTCAGTTGTTAATTCATATTGCGTTAAGCAATCCTAATACAAGGATATCAATGGTATCTCATTCCCTACCACATATTAAGCGAGGAGTTTACAGGGATTTTAAAAATATATTGGAGCAATTGAATATCTGGGATGAAAAGGATTTCCGATATACTGATTTTATTTATACATTTAAGAACGGCTCTTATATTGAGTTGTTTGGATTAGAAGACCCTGACAAAGCAAAAGGACCAGCAAGAGACATACTATTTGTAAACGAGGCAAACCTAATTAGCAAGGCATTGTTTGACCAGCTTTTAATTCGTACAACTGGACAATCATTCTTAGACTGGAATCCAGCTGATTTTATTTCTTGGGTATATGAGGTAGCTGATAACCCAAAAAACAAGCGCATACATTCTACATACTTAAACAACATATCAAACCTTAGTGAAAGCCAAGTAAGAAACATTGAGCAATACAAAGACTTACCAGATGACTTTATGTGGAAGGTTTACGGATTAGGAGAACGAGGCAAAGCAAAAGAGATCATTTATACTCAATGGAAACAATACGATGAAGTTGCAGAAGGCGATGTGTTCTATGGGTTGGACTTTGGTTATGTGCATCCAGCTGCACTCGTTAAGGTTACTCACTATGAAGGACAAAACTACTTTGAGGAAATAGTTTATCAAAGCGGATTAACTCTTAGTGATCTATCAAGAATCATTAAGGAGAAGTTGCCTGAACGAGCAACAATCTATGCGGATGCAGCCGAGCCTAAATCTATTGAAGAATTATACAGACAAGGTTTTAACATTAAACCAGCCGTTAAGGATGTATGGGCTGGGATAGTAAAGATGAAGTCTTACCCAATAAACTTACATTACAATAGCAAAAACCTACGAAGGGAGTTTATGTCTTACAAATGGAAGAAGGATAAAAACGATAATGTTATAGAAGAACCTGTAAAGGCAAACGATGACTTGATGGATGCTTGTCGATATGCCGTGTTTACTCACTTAACCAAACTAAAATTTGAAGTATCTGTTTTTTAGTATAAAATAACTAACTTTGTTTAAATTCTAATAATATGGCATTTTTCGACTTCTTAACTAAAAAGAAGATTAACACAGTATTACCTAATATTCCTTTTGATACAAGTGTCGCTATACAACGTGGTATTGTTACGTGGCAAGGTGGTGATTCAAGAGCATTTGTCAGAGATGGATATGTTGCTAATGACATAGTATATTCAATAGTAAAATTAATTACTGATAAGGTTAAACTCGCTCCATTTCACGTTTATAAAGTGGTAGATGAAATTTCTGCTAAAAGATATAAATCTTTAATGAAGCAACCTGATAAGATTAGCAACTGGCAAGAGGTAAAAAATTTACATAAGAAAGCATTTGAGATATATACAGGAGACCAAAGATTAAATGACCTATTAAAATATCCTAATGGAGAAGATACTTGGGCAGATTTAATTGAGCAATGGTGTGGATTTAAGTTAGTAACTGGTAATTCATTTATTTATGGAAAACTTATTGAAACAGGAAACAATCAAGGTAAGCCATTTGAACTATTTGCCTTACCTGCTCAGTATATGGCTATTATTGCAAATATCGAAGTCTTCCCACCTACCAGAGTTGGCTATCAATTATACTACGGAGCAATGTGGTCATTTGACCCTAAAGAAATCTTACACGATAAATACTTTAATCCAGAGTGGACAGTTACAGGTGGACAATTGTACGGACAAAGTCCTTTACTTGCAGCTGCCAGAACATTAACCAGAAGTAATGAAGCTAAAACTGCTGCCGTTGCATCATTCCAAAATGGTGGTCCAGCAGGTGTATTATTTATGAACGATGAAAGATTTGATCCTAATAGTGGACAAGCACAAGCACAAGCGTTAAAGAGAGCAGTTAGCGAGAAAGGTGGAGCAGCTAACTTTAATTCTATTGCAGTATCAGGTTATAAGGTAGATTGGAAACAAATCGGTCTCAGTCCTGTGGAACTTAATATCATTGAATCAGAGAAATGGGATATGAAAGCACTTTGTAATATTTACGGAGTACCATCTCAACTATTAAACGATTCAGATAACAAGACTTACAATAATCAATTAGAAGGAGAGAAAGCATTGACTTTAAGATGTGCTATTCCTTTATTAGATTCTTTGACTGAGAACTTAAATAGGAAATTGCATACTGACTGGGGATATAGAAATAGTGGATTATATGTAGGATATGATATTCAAGTTTATCAAGAATTAGAGGCTAATAAAACTGAGCAAGTTGCTTGGTTAAACACGGCTTGGTGGATTGCTCCAGCTCAAAAAAATGAAATAATGGGTATTATAACTCCAGACTATATTCCACAAGAGGAGATGGAGAAACTTTATATACCTTCATCATTGCAACCTACTGACCAATTCCAACCTTTGAATATTCCTGACAACCTAAATCCATAAAATGATTTGGCAAGATTATAGAAAACTATATGCCAACGCATTAAAACAATATTCGCCAAAGTTCAAGAAAGAACTGCAAAGGCAAGTAGATGTTTATTGCGATACCCAAGACTATGATGCAATTAGCGATAAAGCCCTTAAAAAGACCATTTACAAGCTGCATTTGGCTATGGGTACTAAGATGGCTCAAATAAGCGAAAGTGCCGTTAAAAAGTCTGTTAAGGGGGTTTATGTGCCTTTTGAGTTTAAATCACAAAAGACTGATGCTTTTCAATATGCTATTATACAAGTACTACAAAATGATGGCTTAGATAAATTAGCAGCAGATATTACAGATACAACAAAAGAACAAATAAGAAGATTCTTAATTCAGTCAGCAGAACAAAATATTACATTGCCTCAAACAATTGCTTTGCTTAGAACTTCAGGCATTACGGATTATAGAGCAGAACTTATTGCAAGAACGGAAACAGGTAGAGCAGCAAATATAGGTTCCCAAGTAGGTGCAACTGCAACTGGACTTGTAACTATGAAAGAATGGATAGCAGCAAGAGACAACAGAACAAGGAGAGAACCAAGAGATCAAACAGACCATTTAATTATGGATGGGGTTAAATTACCTATGAGTGAAAAGTTCAAAGTGCCAAATATAAAAGGAAGATTAATGGGAGAAAATGGCAGATATGACCCAATGGATCATCCTTGCGATTCATCTGCAAGTGCATCTAATGTTTGTAATTGCCGTTGTACTTTAGGATATGAAGCAGTTAGAGGTGCAAATGGTAAACTTTTAACTCTTACAGACAATCCTCCAATGGGTAGAATAGGAGTTATTTGGAATGCCTTACAAAATGTAATCGGACAAACAATTGGAAAACTTATAGCAACATTAACACAATAACAAAAAAAATAATAACTTTGTTAATATGAAAACATACTCATCAAAAGATACTATTGTTGAAAAGCAAGACATTGGTTACGAAGTAATGGATGTTGATACTGAACAACGCAGAGTAAAAGCCGTATGGGCAAGAACAGGAAATATTGATTTGGATAACGATATTATCGTTCCAGAAGCATTTACTAAAACGTTAAAAGAAAGAGGACCAGCTGGTAAAAACTTAGTTTGGTCTTTAGTAGATCATTGTGCAGAAATGGAAGCAGTTATTGGTAAGCCAGAGCAATTATATGTTGAAGGCGATATGTTAATAGCTATCACTCCAATCGTAATGACTGAAACAGGAGAAGATGTACTTAAAATGTATGAAGCTGGTTTAATCAATCAACACTCAATTGGATTTAGCACAATTAATTCAAGCGTAGGTAAAGATGGAGTAAGAACAATAACAGAACTTAAACTTTACGAAGGTAGTGCTGTATTATGGGCAGCAAACCCAGAGACACCAACTATTTCAGTAAAGAATGAATTTAAAAGAGAACAATTAGCAAATAGGCTTGAGAAACTCTTGAAAGCGTTTAAAGGTGGTAAATTTACAGATGAGACCTTTGCGTTGATGGAGATTGAAATAAAAAGGATTCAATCAGAATTATTAGAAATTGAAATCGTAAAAGAAATCACTCAGACCGAGCAATCATCTGAGCCGATAATCGAAGAAATTAAAAATAATGATGAACAAATCCTGAAGGCAATTAAAGAATTTAACAAAATATTAAAAAAGTAAAATGGAAAATGTAATTAACGAAATGGCTGAGAACCTTAAAGGTTTTCAAGCTAACATCGAAGCTAAGTTAGAAGAAACTAAGTCTGAGATTAGAGTTGTAAGAGATGAAGCACAAAAACAATTTGATGCTCAAGCTGCTGCAACAAAAAAAGCTGCAAAGCGTGAAGTAAAACATCTTGATGAAGTTATCATTGAGAAGTTAGATGGTAAATTAGATGAGATGGAAAAACAAATGAAATCTAACGGAAAATTCCGTATTGATTTATCAGATGTTAAAGCAATGACTTTAAGTGGTAACTTAACTGGAGATGCACAAGCATCTTATGCTCCTAATGCTTCTATCTTACCAAGTCAAGCAATTAACTTCCGTGATTTAGTACCAACTGTAAGAAGTGAGTCTGGTCTTTATGTATTCTATAAAGAAACTGCTACAACTAACAACATTGCTGCTCAAACTGAAGGTTCTGATAAAGGACAAAATAGTTACGCATTAAGCGAAGTGAAAGTAGTAAATGATTATATCGCTGGTTTCTCAACTTTCTCTAAGCAAATGGCAAGAAGTTTACCTTTCTTGAGTACAACTTTACCAAGAATGTTAACAAGAGATTTCTACAAAGCTGAGAATGCTGCGTTCTTCTCTACTGTATCTGCTGCTGCAACTGGTTCTACTACAACTGCTGAGACTGTTGATTTAAAGCAATTAGTTGACTACATTGGCAACCAAAAGAG